AGGTTATGGAATAGGAAGTTTAGGAGATATGCTTTTTGGTGCTGATACAAAAGCTGGAACTTATGGTGCAATAGGCGGTGCAATAGGTTCAATTGCAGGACCTATTGGTGCATTAACAGGCTCTATTATAGGCTCTATAGTAGGCGGTTTTTTTGGAAGAACAAAAGTTACAGGCTCTGGTGTTTATTTAGCAGGTGATACTACTATTGCTAATTTAGAAGAGAACTTAAAAGAGTATATTGATTATAAGAAAAAAAGCTGGTTTCACTCTAAAAGCTGGACTGAAATAAAAGACGCAAGTGCAGAATTATACTATCAAGTAAAACAGATTTTTGAAGCATATGACCAAATATTGCAAGATTTTAATACTATACATACAAATATTGTGGTGTTAAAAGGGAAATATTCTTCTGAAAAATTAGGAGAAGCAGCTTTTTCATCATTTTTAGCAAATCTAATGGAGATACCTGAAAAAATAGCAGTTCAGGTTAAAAATAAATATTACAATTTGTTAAGGATTTTACATACAAAAACAAACATACAAGACTTTATTACAACGAATAAAGAAAATCCTAAATTTTTAAATATTTTACCTACAAAAGTAAACATACAAAAATTTACTACAATAAATAAAGAAAATCCTAAATTAACAAAAGTAAAAAAAGCTTGGGAAGCTTATGCTAAATCACTTGGAAAATCATTAGCACAAGTTGCTATTGAAGCTTTTAGTAAGTTAGATACTTTTATGCAGGATATGGATATTTATATTACTACAAAATTAAAAGGGAAAGGTGCTGGATTATTAAAACAAATTGAATATGCAAAAAAATCTTTAAATCAGATAAAATCTTCTTTAAATTTACATATAGATAATAATAATTTATTTAAAAATTTTGATGTTTTATTAAAAAAAGCGATTAAAGCATCTCCTACTCCTGATACTATAAAGAAATGGGAAGCATTAGGAGAAGCTTTAAAAAAAGTAACAGATTTAGAAGAACAATATCGACAAGCTTTAAAACAACAAAGATTAAGTATTTTACAAGTTTATGACGCTGTTAATAATACACATTATTATAATGAAAAAGTTGTAAAAGATAGTGTTAAAATATTGAAATTGCATTCTTTAACATTAGAAGAATTTGATAAAAAACTCATAGAATTAAAAAATTCACAATATTTACTAACAGATGAACAAAAACAAGCAATTAATGTGTTAAAAGATTATTTTATAGCACAAAAACAAGCAACAGAGGCACAAAAACAAGCTACATTAGAAGCACGACAAAATGCTTATAATGCGTTGTTTAATACTATTGATAGATATTCTTCTATTTATGCAAAAATTATAGAAAAACCTATTGATACTATTGATAAACTAAAAACTGCTATAAAAGATGTAACTCCTGAAACATACGATAAAGTTGCATCTGCAATACAAAATTTACAAAATAAAGAAATACAACAAACACAAAATTATTACAATAATTTAATAAAAAATGAACAAAAATTAAATGAAACAAGAATACAAAATTTAAAAAAAGAAGAAGAAAGATTACAAAATATACAAAATGCAGTTAACTCTTTATATGATACCTCTCGTTCTTTATTAGTTGCTAACTCTCCTGAATACGCAGGAAATTTATTTAATTCTTATTTTAATAAAGTGCAAAATGAACTTGAAAGTGGAAATGTAAATAATAGCGATGTATCTATTTTAACATCCTCTGCAAGTTCTTATGCAGAATACATAAAAGAAAATGCTTCATCACAAAAAGAAGCTTTGTATAAAACAGCTGTAATGGCTAATAAAATGAAACAATTAGCTACAAAATATGATACACAAGATTATATTAATCAAATTAAAGAAAAAATTTTCTCTTTACAAGATAGTATTCAAAACAGAGTTACAGCATTACAAAATGAACTTAGCATGAGACTTCAAACTATTAGAGAAAAATATGAACAATACACTTTATTATTAAATAATACTTTTAAAGAAAAATTCGCTAATGAAATAGCCTTCTTACAAAAACAATATAGTGAATATTTAGGTAATAAAAGTCCACTTGCTAATTTATTAAAACAAGTAATTTCTGCAATTTATAATAGTCGTCCTGTTATAAATATAGTCAAAGAAGTTAAAAAAACTGCTGATGAAGAAATTAAAAAAATTGATACAAAAATTGCAAATGTTCCTAAAATGGCTGAGGGAGGTATTGTAACTGCTCCTACTTTATCTCTTGTAGGAGAAGCAGGTTATCCTGAAGCGGTTATTCCTCTTAAAAATCCAAACGACCCTTTAAATAATAAAGAATTAGTAGAAGAAATTAGAGCATTAAGAACAGAAGTAAGACAATTAAAAGAAGTAAATGAAATTTACCAATCAAAAATTGCAAAAAATACAGAACCTTTAGTAGTAAATGAAAGGTATGCGTAATGAAATATGCAAACCCTAAAACAGAAGAGTTAAATGTAACAAAAGACAATGTTACTTATAAGAAAGTTATTTACCTTCATCCTGATATTTTAGCAGGAGTAACTGATGAAGATTATCCTATCTATAGTGATGATGATACTTATAACACAGGTGATTTTGTAATTGTAGATGAGCTTAAAACAATTTATAGATGTACTGCTGATAATACACAAGGTAAATTCCCTCCAGCAAACCCAGGTTTATGGGTTGAGTGGGGGTTTGTTAATAGTTATAAAATGTCTGCTACTGATGAAGATATAGGATCTCAAACAGTCGGAACAGATATAAAAATAGAGTTTGATTTTAACTTGTCTGATACATTAGGTTTAATTAATACCATTTTTCCATCTTTGCTATTAGAAGAATATAACACAAGCAGTGGTGTTGTATCGGGAGAAGATTTAGGAAAAGGGGATGGAACTAATAAAGTATTTTATACTCAATATAATCCTGTTGTAACAGAAAGTGAGACTATTTACAAAAACGGAGATGCTTTAACAAGAGATACAGATTACACAATAGATTATAAAACAGGCACTATCACTTTTATAGATGCTCCTGCTGATGGGGATAACATAACTGCTGACTATACAATTTGTATAGATAGAAGAGAAATAGATGGAAAAGATGTGGGAGTGGATACTTATGCAGAGTATTTTTTTAAGCCTGTTGATTATAAAACAAGAATTATAGTTCAAAATTTGGTATGGGATGCTCCTTGCAAGTTAAAGTTGACTTTTATCGGAGATACTAAAATAGGAAATTTAGTAATTGGAAATGCAGAAGATTTAGGAATAACTTTAATGGGGACTTCTTTAAGTATTAGAGACAAATCAAAAATAGACACAAATCCTAATACAACTTATAGAAAAGTTATTAGGTATGGTCATATTAGAGTTTTAGATGCAAAAATATTTTTTCACAATGAATTATATGACGGAACAGTTCAAAAAATAAATGACATTGTAGGTAAAAATGTTTTATTTATTCCTGATGAAAGTGATAAATATAGTGAAATGAGCAATCTTGCATATATAGAAAGTGCAAATTTACCTGTTACTAATTCAGTGGTAACACAAAGTAGTATAACATTAATAGGAGTGGAATGATGGCTATAACGACAAAATTACAAGCAATAACACAATATTCTGGGGATATTCCTGATAGAAAAAAGATGGATAAGGATACTTTTGCAAACAGTATTCCTCTTTATCTTAATTATTTTAATAATGATTTTGTCCCTCAAACTTTAACATTTTCAGAAGATTTAAATAATTTAACTAATGAAATAAATGATACTGTTAATGAAACTGTAACACATGTAGATAATGTAAAACAGCAAATTGATGCTATTGCTGATAGAAGTTTTGATTTAGATAAATTTCAAGGTGATTGGGATAGTAATACAGAATATATACATCCTTGTATGGTTAGGTATAAGGATTTATTATGGGTGTCTCTACAAGACAGTCAAGGGAAAGAGCCTGATACAAATCCTGATTATTGGTTTAGATTAGAACATTTTGCTTATAAATATATTGATAGTGATTATACAGCAATAAGAGGTGATTTTCTTCTTGTAGATACAACTAATAATATTGTAAATGTTACTTTACCAGATGCTTCTACAAACTATGACACTATTAATTTTGTTGATGTGAAAGGTAAATTTGATACTAACAAATTAGTTGTAAAAAGAGGAAATGATAACGACATGATTATGGGATTAGCTGAAGATATGGAAGTAGATATGAAAAATATTAGTTTTGGATTAATTTATTATAACAATGACTGGAGGTTAGTATGAGTAATTTAAAAGATTTTATTGGAAGTGGAGGAGGTTTTCCTTTTAATTACAACATAGTAAAAATAACAGATGATACAACATATACTGCTCCTTACACAGGGAATTATTTAGTAGTAATGTGTGGAGGTGGCGGTGGAGGTGCTTATTATGAAGGTGGCGGAGGAGGTGGTGCAGGTTTAGTAGTAAAAGTTGTTACTTTAACTAAAGGAGAGCAAGTTAATGTAACAATTGGAGCAGGTGGAGCAGGTGGTAATGGTGGTGATGGTAGTGCAGGAGGCACTACAAGTTTTGGAGATTATGTAAGTGCTATTGGCGGTGCGGGAGGTAGTGGACATACAGGTGGAAAAGGCTCACATGGCGGGGGCGATGGTGGTAATGGAGGCGATGGAAGTAATGATGCAACAATTGGGCAAGACTTTGATAGTAGAGCGATAACTCCTTTTGGTCTTATTGATACAAAATATTATTTTAAAGGGGGTGCTATTGATTCATCAAATCCACAATATTCTGGCGGAGGAGGTGGAGCAGGCGCTTTTGGTGATGGAGGTGATGCTCCTCATGATAGCGATGGACAGCCTGGTCAAGGTTATGGAGCAGGTGGAGCAGGTGGTTACTCTGGTAAAAATGGAGGAGATGGTGCTCCTGGTGTATGTTTTATAATTGAGAAAAAAGGATAATAAATGAGAAAATACGCTCAAATAGTAAATAATAAAGTATATGGAATTTTTAATTATGAAAAATTACCTAAATTCGCACCTAATATTGTTATGATAGATATAACAGATTTACCTAAAGAACCTCCAATTGGGGCTAAATATGAAAATGGAAAGTTTATAACACCTCCACCTCCTTCTTTCAATGAATTAAAAGAAAAATTAATACAAAATATTAATAAAGCTTACGATGGTAAAGTAAAAGAGATAGCTTCTAAATATCCTGATACAGAGAGAGATACTTGGCCTATTCAGCAATCAGAGTGGGCAGAATGGGTTAAAGACCCTGATAATTCAAAAACTCCTTTTGTAAATACTTTAGCACAGGCAAGAGGAATTACAAGAGAAGAGATGTTTAATAGAATAGGAGAAAATGTGACTTTATTTGCAAAATTATTAGGGTTAAAACAGCAATTTTTAGATAAAGCTCAAAGAGCACAAACAGAAGAAGAATTAAAAAATATAGAGCAAGAAATAATAGATACATATAGCAAGGTAACAATATGAAAGTAACATTATATGCACCTAAAGACTATTGGAAATTAAGTGTAGAAGAAAAAAAACAAATTTGCAATGGTTGTGGAGGAAGAGGAGGTAAATTAAATTTTCTTATTCCTCAAAAGCATTTTCAAGAAGCTTGTAATATTCATGACTATATGTATTACATAGGAAGAAGTGAAGAAGATAAAAGAAAAGCAGATGCTACTCTTCTTTACAACTTAGACACTATTGTTAAAAATATGAAGGGTATTAAAAAATGGTGGTATAAAAAACTTGCTAAAACTTTTTATGAAGCAGTACATAATTTTGGTGACTATTATTTTTGGAAAGATAAAAAATTTGAGAATTTAGAAGGAAGGAGTGTAAATGTTTAGATTTAGTTTAATAATAATTGGAATTTTGTTTTTAGCAGGATGTACACAAGATCCTGTTTATGAAAAAGCTAAAACTATTTATATAAAAGGTAAAAAAGTGGTAATTAAAAATTGGAATTATTTGCCTGACGATATAAAAAATAAATTAAAAGCTATTGATACAGTAGCTAAGGGATATGATAAATTACATTCAAAGATTTTTAAGCACAAAGATGTAAATACTACATTACAACAAAAAATAACCAAATAATTTTTTGTGTTAAATGTGTATTTTGAAGGAAATGAAAATGCCTTATAGAAATTTTAATGACATTCCTTTTATAACTCAAATTGCAGTTCTTTTGACAGGCATATGGGGAGCATTAATGAATTTTGTTAAAAGAACTGAAATTAATAAAAATATGTCATTAAGAAAAAAAGTTATGTATTTTTTTATTGATTTAATCTCAAGCGGGGGAATAGCTATTATTATTTTTTTAGGTGCAATTGGCTATGGATTTAATGAACTTCTTGCTGTTTTCTTTAGTGGTATTTTTGCTCATCAAGGCACAAGAGCGATTTATTTAATTGAATTATTTATTGCTGAGAAACTTAATAGTAAAAAATTAGAAGAGGAGATAAAAAAAGATGAATATTAAAGATTTGCTAATAAAACACGAAAATTTAAAACTAAAACCTTACATTTGTCCTGCAGGTCATCTTACAATAGGAGTTGGACGTAATTTAGACGATTTAGGCATAAGCGAAGATGAAGCTATGTATTTGCTTGAAAACGATATTAAAAGAGTAAAAAGTGAACTTAGAGAAATTTTCCCGGATTTTGACGAGTTACCTTATAATGTGCAGCTGGTCCTAATCGATATGGACTTTAATCTTGGGAAAAGTAGATTTTTAACATTTAAAAAGATGATACAAGCGGTAAAAGAGAAAAATTGGGCTAAAATGATTGAAGAGATGAAAAACAGCAGATGGCGCGGGCAAGTAAAATCAAGATGTGAGGATGATGTTAGGTTAATAGAAGAAGTTTTAAGAAACTAAAAACTTCTCCCACCATTCAAGCAATTTTCTTCTTTCTTCTAAAAAATCAGACCGCATATAAGCCCTTGTAACCTTACTACCAATTACATGGGCAAGTTGAGTTTCTATTACTTCGCTTGAAAAGCCGTGTTCTTTTTGTTTTTCATAACAAATTGTAGCAAAAGCACTTCTCCATCCGTGCGCATTGTGTTTAACAATTCCAAGTCTTTTGTGTGCTAAATTTAGAGTATTTTCACTTAAAGGTTTATTTTTATCAGTTATTGCAGGGAATAAATATTTAGAGTTTTCATTTATTTGTCGAGCATCTTCTATAATATTTTTTAAAGTATCTGTTAAAGGCAGCCTAAATTCTTTTTTAGTTTTCATTGTATTTGCAGGGAATATAATCATTTCATCTTTTATCCATTCAACTTCTAATTTTTGCACATTTCCGGGGCGCAGGGCAGTGAGAGCTAAAAATTTTAAAGCTAATTTTGTTATTTCATATCCGGGATATTCATTTAAAAGTTTATATATTATTTTTATATCTTTTTCATCAGTAACTGCTTTTAAGTTCTTTTTTTC